GGATAGTATCTACTTTTATAAGTTTCTCCCATTATCTCTACTACATAATATATAAGGTAAATCTATTTATAGATGGCATACGTAAACTCACCGACACCAAAAAGGAGGTCGGTGGATGTCATTAAGTCAAACTTAATGCGTCCAGCAACAACATCTCACTTTGATATTTTTATCAATCAACCAACAGGAGATAGTGATTACACTTGGAATAGTTTCAAATCTGAAAATGGTTTAGAAGGTTTTAGTCAAGATCTTCTTCATTTATCTTGCTCACAGGTATCTCTTCCTGGATCATCTTTCATGACTCATGAAGCCACTAGTGACTATACTGGTGTGACTGAGAAACATGCATACAGAAGAAACTTTGATGGAAAAGTTGATCTTACTTTTTATGTCATGCAATCTCCTAGTAATGTTAATTCTGATCAGGCTACCCCCAACAGATATCTTACTATCAGATTTTTTGAAGGTTGGATGAAATATATTTCTGCTGAAGAAAATCAACTGGTTGCTAATGAAAATTATTCTTATAGGATGAGGTATCCAAAAGATTACTATGGTGGTCTTTCTGTAATAAAATATGAAAGAGATTATAATTCATTCCTCAATTATAATTTTATTTCTGCATATCCACTTTCAATCAACTCAATGCCACTTTCTTATGATTCGAGTGATCTTTTAAAAGTGACTGTAAGCATGTCATATACAAGATACTATATTACTGATGTGGCAGGTTCTACAACAGATAGAACTAAAATAGATCCAAGACCAAAAACTCCACAAGAACAAGCACAGGAAAATTCTATTCCTTTGCAGGATACAGGATTTGAAACTCCTAAATTATCAACGGCAGATAGAAATGCATTTGCTGAGATTGGATATAGTGAAGAAGAAATTCTTCAGTTTGTTTCTCAAGAGGCGAACATCAATAACGGTCGTCTTTGACCAATAAATAATCACACTGAAATAATTCTATAGGATATTATGCCTTTACCAAAGATTTCTACACCAACTTATGAACTTGAGTTGCCTTCATCTGGTCAATCTATCCAATATAGGCCTTTCCTTGTAAAGGAGGAGAAGGTTCTTGTAATTGCATTGGAAAGTGAGGATACAAAACAGATCACTACTGCAATTAAAACAGTCATTAAGAACTGTATTAAGACTAGAGGTATTAAGGTAGAACAACTTCCTACCTTTGATATTGAATATCTCTTTTTGAATATCCGTGGAAAGTCTGTCGGAGAAGAGATTGAAGTTAATCTCATTTGTCCTGATGATAACGAAACATCGGCAACTGTGACTGTGAACTTGGATGATATTCAAGTAGTGAAAAGTGATGAGCACACAAATCAAATCAAGATTGATGATGAGATTATGATGGAGATGAGATACCCATCTCTTGACGAATTCATCAAAAACAATTTTGATATTGCAGGTGCTAGTGATATGGATCAGTCATTTGAACTGATTGCATCATGTATTGACAAAGTTTATACCGCTGATGAAGTATGGTCTGTTGCTGATTGTACTAAGAAAGAGGTTCGTGAATTTATTGAGTCGATGAACTCTTCTCAATTTAAAGGTATTGAGGAGTTTTTCTCAACAATGCCAAAGTTAAGTCATACAGTTGAGGTTTACAATCCCAAAACTAAAGTGAAAAGTGATGTAGTACTTGAGGGACTGGCAAGTTTTTTCGGCTAGGCATGGTCCATATGGACCTTGAGGCATATTATAGATTGAACTTTGCCTTGATGCAGTACCATAAATACTCATTAACAGAGATAGAAAACTTGATACCATGGGAGCGTGACATTTATGTTGCGTTTTTGCAGCAACATTTGGAAGAAGAAAAGTTAAAAGCACAGCAAGCGAATGGCATCTAGTCTTGACGATCTCCTAAAATCTATACGCGACGAGGCAAAGAAAGAGTCTGCTCTCGTCGTGATGGATGGAAAGTCGGATGATAGACTCGTAGATGAAGAAATTGATGAAAGAGTTTTAAGACTTCTGGGTATTGAGGATGTCTTTGATATTGACTATGCGACATACAAGACTCTTCTAAAAGAGAGGATGATGGCTGCCAGAATGTCTGGTAGCAAAATTCCTACAGAAGAAGCAGAAGTAATTACAGATGAATTCAAGAGAGTAAAGGGTAAAGAAGGTAGATTTAAAGTAAAGAAGAAGAAAATATCTGTTGGTTCTATTAGAAAAACAAGTCCTCTAAAAAATATTGGTAGTGCTACAGAAGCACCTCAAAAATTACTGGCACCAGCAAAAGAACTGAGTCCAATAGAGGAAATTATTAAATCTCTTGGGAATATTGTAAGTCTTCTTCAAGAGAGAAACAGTTTACTTAAAAAACAATCAAATAGAGCTAGAAAAGAATCTCAAAATAAAAAAAGAGCAACAACCGAATCTAGATTTGAGGAGAGTGGATTAGGAAAAGTTTTAAAGGGGGCAAAGAAAGTTATTGCTCCTGTTCAGAATATTCTGAGTAAAATTTTTGAGACCTTTATGAAGGTCATTGTTGGTAGATTTATAATTAAGTTTATTGATTGGTTCTCTGATCCACAAAATCAAGGAAAGATCAATGCCATTGGTAAGTTTTTAGAAGATCATTGGCCAAAACTTCTTGCAGCATATCTTTTATTTGGAAATAGTCTTGGTAGATTTGTTGTTAGAATAACTGCGACTTTAATTCGAGGAAGTATCACACTTCTAACTAAGGTTTTACCTAACTTACTAAAATTTGTTGCTGCTAATCCGAAACTAGCATTACTTGCTGGAGCGGCAGGGTTGTTTGCTGCTGGTGCTGTAGTTCCAGCAATGTTCCCTGAAACTGTAAAGGATGATGCTGATAAGCAAGCAGACGCCGCTGCAAAAGAGAAGGGAAATAAGCAGGCAGCAGAGGATATTAGAAATCAAAAAGGCAATCCAGTTTTAGACTTCTTAACTGGTGCAGGCCAAGAAAGAAAAGAACAAGCACAGAGATTAGAGACTGGTGAAGAGAAGAGATATGGATTCTTTGGTGAACTTAATGAAGGTGGCAGAGTTAGTGGTCCTAGTGGAACTGATGTAATTCCTGCTCGATTGACAGACGGCGAGTTTGTTATGAGTAAAGGTGCTGTTGATACCTTCGGCACAGACTTCATGGAAGGTATTAATGCTGCTGGTGGTGGTAACAACAGACCTAAGAATGTTAGTGGAACGCTTTATGCTAGTGGAGGTGGTAAAGTTGGTAGTTCTGACGAACCAAAGTCAAGACCTAGTTTACCCGAAATGGGTTATAGATTGGGTCAAATAAATCCAGAAACTTTTGTCACATCAATTACGAGAATAGTAGAAGAAACTATTGAGAAAACTGACAGAAGAAGAGGACAGGGTGGTAGATTTTTGGGTGATACAACAAGGAGAGATGGATCGGGATTTAGTGTTTCCGAAAGTGCCGATGGATTTACTACAACTCAAATTGATAGAATGGTAAGGGGTGGTCGTTTATTTCAAGACAAGACAACCCTTACTGAAATTACTGCTGCTATTGGAAGACCTGATTTGATCGAGCATCAAGATCAGATACTTAAGCAGTTGCCAAAAGGAACGACTATTCAAGATGTAATGGGGGGAGTCATCCCAGGTGTGACTACAGAACAACTTGCCAGAATTCTAGCGACTAGTGATGCTCAAAAAGCAACTAACTTGAAAGAAACGAGAGCAAGAAGACTTGATGAGGCTATTAGAGGTATTGATCCTAATGATCCAACTGCAGGATACAGTATGTCTGCTGGTGATATGACACCTGCAATGATTCAGGGTGAAGCAACAGCGAACAAGAGACATGCTGAGTTGATGAAGTCAACTAACCCTGAGAAAATTGCTGCTTATGATAAACAGCATGGAGAGGGTGCATACTCTCAAAAATTAAAAGAGAAACTGTATAGAATCTACGGCAAACAATCACAAGGACAGACTCAACCAACAGCAACAGGACAAGTGGTTGGAAGAGAAAATCTGTCACCTCAAGCACAGGCAGCAATAGCACGATTGGAGTCTAAAAAAGGATTGCCACCTGATATGCAGTACACCAGAAATGGTAAGAAGATATCTGCAGGTCAATTTGATATGATTAAGGGGTTGATGGGTGCAGCCAGAGCAGGAGGAGTTAAAGGTGTATTGAATCATGTGATCTCGGGTGCAAAGAGCAGGTTCGGTGGAATGTTTGATATGGTACAAGGTGCAATTAATGATCCAAAATCTTTTGTTGAATCGATGGGTGGAACTGTTAAAGATGGAAACATAGGAACACCAACAGCACAAGAACAAAAAGACTTTGATGCTCTTGCTGCTAAAAAAGAACAACTTAGACTAAGTGAAGCACGTCTAGCTAAGATGACTGGATCGAAAGTTTCTGTACCACAACCACCAACACCTTCTCCCCCTAAAGTTATGACCATGAACACATCAAGTAGTGGAAGTGACAGTCAACCATCTTCACCACAATCAAACTCTCTGCCACAATGGTCTGCTTCTTCTAATTCTACAAGTAAAGGTAGAACTACAAAACTGTTTGGTATTTTCTAAGATATGGAACCACTTAAACTAAGCCCAGCATCTAAAAAAATATCAGCAAAGTCCTTTCAACGTAAGAGTCAGAAGGGAGTATTTGTTACTGGAAAGCAACTGGCTACTATTAGATCAAAAACAATCCGCATCGAAAAGATGCTTGGCAAAGAGAATAGTGTTCTCAAAAAACAACTGAAGACGAAGAGAATACAGACAGAAAATCAAAAGAGAAAATCAAAAGAAGAAAAGTTTGAGAAGAAACCAGATTCAAAGAAGGGAGGAAAAAAAGGTGGTCTTTCGATGCCACGTATTGGATTCCTTGAAAGAGTCAAGAATTTCATAGGAAAACTTCTTCTTGGTTTTGTGGCAATGAAGTTATTGCCTTACTTACCACAACTGTTAGAACTCTTGCCCAAAATTCAAGCAGTTGTTGAGTTTGTCACTGATCTTGGAATTGGATTTCTGAATATACTTGGCAGTGTTTTAGAAGGTGCATATGCTTTAAGAGATAAGACTATTGGATTCATTGAACAGATTGGTGGTCAGGGTGCAGTTGATGCTTTCTTAAAGTTTGAAAAGGCAATCGAATCAATTCTTACAGCATTGATTGCCATTGGTGGTATCATGGCTGTCGCTGCTAAAGGGGGTGGACCTGGTGGCGGCGGCAGGCGTGGTGCTGGAAGAATTGGACGTGATCTAAGTGGACGTAGAGTATCTAAAGCAGCACAGAAACGCTATGCGAAAAGATTTGGAAGAGATAAGTTTATTGAAAGATTTGGTACGAAGAACTTAAAAAATC